GGAAAGGCCCCCCTTGATGGTACCTAAAGGTTCCTGTATATATGCGCTACATCACGGGAAGACCCCGCAGCAGGTACCATGAACGAATTTGTCCCAGACATAGATGAGGACATCCCGCTGCCCTTTCGTGCAGCGGACGCGCTACCTGAGTTATCTGCGCACGAAGAAGTCGAGATGCGAGCGCGAACGATCAAGTTGCTTGCCGACTTGAACGGTCAGGCTATAGAACCCACGGCTGAAGACGAAGAGACCGCGAGAGGTCTCGCACGTGAAATGTTAAACAACCCTGCTGTAAGGCCCGACTATGCCAAGTACCCCAACGAAGTCATGGCGTATCTTGCCGGAATGGTTGCCCAAACCAATTGCATGTTGGTCGAGGAACTTTCCGAACTCAAACTCTACGTCGTTAACAAGCTCGTCTTCGAAGTCGAGAATGCCAAAGATTCACGCTCTCGTATCGCCGCGCTCTCCAAACTCGGAGAGATAGACGGCGTGGACGCTTTCAAGAAGCGTTCAGAAATGACAATACAGGTGAAGCCGATAGAAGAAGTCGAAAAGGAACTTCTCAGCGTTCTCGACAACATTGAGTACGCAGTGCTGAACCCCCGCGAGAGTGCAGATGTCGTTGAGGACATCGCTTACGAGATTGACCATAAGGGTGGCGTAGAGGACGATCCAGATGAGTCCTAGCGCCTCAAACACATTGAATTCAGGCTTATCGTCTTCGGACATCGCTAAACTCCGCGCTGCCCTACCCCATATGCCGGAAGCGCAGAAGCGCAAAACGGCAGAGTTGTTGGTCAAGTATTACAAAGAAACCGCCAAAAAGCGGGGAAAAGATGATTTCCTTAGCTTTATCAAGCACGTATATCCGGGATATAAAGTAGGTCCTCACCATGCGCGTTTGGCGAAGATCTTCGAAGACATCGCCGCAGGACACAAAAAACGTGTGATCGTCAATATTGCTCCCCGTCATGGCAAGAGCGAGATGATCTCCTACCTTGCTCCAGCTTGGTTCTTGGGCAAGTACCCGCAGAAGAAAGTCATCATGGCGTCCCACACCGCAGACCTTGCGGTTAACTTTGGCAGAAGGGTGCGTAACCTTGTCGGATCAGACCTCTATAAAGACATCTTCCCCGCCGTCGAACTCCAAGCAGACTCTAAGAGCGCTTCTCGATGGGGTACCAACTTCAACGGCGAGTACTTCGCGATTGGTGTTGGGGGCGCTCTTGCTGGACGAGGAGCCGACCTCTTCATCATCGATGACCCTCACTCCGAGCAAGAAGCAAAGCAAGGATTACCCCACGTCTTTGAACCCGCGTGGGAGTGGTTCCAGTCTGGTCCCATCCAAAGATTGATGCCGGGAGGCGCGATCATCGTGGTCATGACCCGTTGGTCAAAACTCGACCTGACGGGGCAGATCATCGATCACATGATCAAGAACGAGGGGACGGACGATTGGGAGATCGTGGAGTTTCCCGCTATCCTAAATGACGAACCCCTCTGGCCTGAGTTCTGGTCGATTGAGGAACTCCTGTCCAAGAAGGCGTCGATGGACGTGCGGTATTGGCAAGCCCAGTACATGCAGGAGCCTACCTCCGAAGAGGGCGCTCTTATTAAGAGGGAGTGGTGGCGCATATGGGAGGACGATACCCCTCCGGCTTGCGAGTTCCTCATCATGAGCCTCGACACCGCGCAGGAAGCCAACACCCGGGCTGACTACAATGCCCTGACCGTCTGGGGGGTGTTCTACAATGAAGAAGTCAAGAATCATAATATTATCTTACTGAACGCCATCAAAGAACGGCTGGAGTACCCAGAGCTAAAAGCGCTAGTATTAGATGAGTACAAAGAGTGGAACCCGGACTCGTTCATAGTCGAAAAGAAGTCCTCAGGATCTGCGTTGTACCAAGAAATGCGGCGCATGGGTGTGCCTGTCAGTGAATTCACCCCCGGCAAGGGACAAGACAAAATCGCCCGAGTGAACTCGGTGTCGGACTTGTTCAGTGCCGGAATCGTGTGGGCACCGGATCGTCGGTGGGCGCACGAAGTCATTGAAGAATGTAACGATTTTCCGGCGGGGCGTAATGACGATTTGGTGGACTCCACTTCTCTCGCTCTCATGCGTTTTCGTCAGGGTGGCTTTATTAGGCTACCTAACGATGAACCAGCGCCGATTCAACTCTTCAAATCAAAAAGATACAGAGGGTACTACTAAATGAGTATCGACAAGTCCTTGTATGCCGCCCCGCAAGGGCTTGCCGCTGAACCCATTCAGGTGGAGATCGAAGACCCGGAGGCTGTACATATTGAAGGCCCCGGCTTTGAGATGCACATGGAGAAGCACGAGAGCGATTTCTACGCGAACCTCGCGGAAGAGATCGACGAAAGTTACCTCCAGTCCATTTCGTACGAGTTGCTTGGAGACCTTGAAGAGGACATCTCCGCACGTAAGGAATGGCTAGATATATATGTGAAGGGCATGAAACTGCTCGGCCTCAAGTACGAGGAACGGGCGGAACCGTGGCCGGGAGCGTCGGGTGTGTTCCACCCGCTGCTGATGGAGTCGGCGGTTAAGTTCCAAGCCGAGATGACAATGGA